TTTACATTCAACAACATTGTTACAATTTTCTTTGAAATTCTCTTGCAAGATAAATTGTAAGCTTTTTTGGAATTCTTAATAAGATCTTGTTTATCTTTATTCTTTACATATTGTTCTTCATTGTTTTTAAAAGAAGTCAATATTTCTTCCATGTTATCATCAATTTTAGACAATATATCAAGGCAAGCTGATGCCTCCTCTTTTATCTCATTAGGAATTTTATTACCAGACTCCTTTATTAAAATGTTATTTACAGATACCAAAGATGATGCAAATCTTTCCATCAAAGAATTCTGATTCGCATCTAGATTTTCTGTCGGAATAGAAATAATATCAACAGAATGTATATTTTCATCAAATATTACTTCTTCAGATGCCCTTCTAAGTATTAATGCCTTTAGAAAATCTAAATCGCTGCTGTACTTTGTTGCTATAACAACTCGCTTATTACTAGCCAAATCATCTTTCATCTTGTAAAAAGCTCTTCTTATTTCAAAAGGTGTAAATGATTTTATTGCAAGAAAATCTGATAATGCAGCGGATTTTCTAAGTAACAAATTATTATTATTTCTTTTTATAAAGTTATAAAATTCAGTTTCATTAATTTTCCCAAAATCAGAATATAAAAAGTTATCAAAATTATATACTGATAGCTCTCTTTTAGCCATATTACTTATAGAGGCTGCCTTTATCATTTTCGCCGTTGATATTGATTCGCCGCTTGTATTTATTATTTCAAATTCACCAAAAGAAATGCCTCTATTAAAAGATGCTGTTTTGACATAAAATTTATCTTTTGAACTATGATTTCCATATGATTTGTTAAAATTATCAAGACTATCTGAACTAACTACATTTCTTAAAACTTTATCACCTATATTTAATCCAAGCTGATTGCTTGCGCCTCCAGAAATTTCAAGTACGAGAGATATATCAGAAGAACCAAAAACTCCCAATGTCCCAGGAGCAATATTACTTGCAATTTTCTTTATTTTTCCTAAAGAGTTCACAAAAATTATGTCAATAGGAAATGATACGGAACCCATATGATAAGTTACATCTTGTGGCTTATTGTATGGAAAGATAAGCCCAGAGCCATACTTAAGCGACTTATAAGGTTGTAGCCCTGCAATCTTATCACTTATGTCTTCCGCAATATCACATAAAAATTCAGCTTTTTTAGATCCATTACTATCTGTTACTTCAATATGGGATATCTTGGACAAATCATTCTTTTTTATAAAATATATGTCCTTACTTGATAAAGAATTTGATTTATGAAAGCCTAAAGAGCTGATTTGATTAAAGTTATCTTGACTAATTCCTGATATAAATCCAAACGATACTGGTCTAGAAGAGGCCAAAGCATTATTTATACAATAAGGCAAATCGGATTTATTTATCCCTGAAAAATCGAAATAAAAAAGATCATACTTCTTATCAATTGTAGAAAACCTAAGATCTTTCTTCAATCCAAAAGAATTTGAAGAGGAATATTTCTGAATCTTATCAATATCCAAATTTAAATTAAAAGTAGCTATTGATGAACAGTCTCCAGACTGAACTATTTTTTTAAAAGTAGAAATAGATGCCTCTTTAGGGCCAGGAGTTGAAATTCCTTCATCATCAACAGGGCTTATTACTCCTCCGGACTCATAACCAAAAGGCTCCGCAGTTGGTTGCCCATCAATTGTATTTACAAAGGTAGTATTGAATGATTGATAACTTTTTTCAGGATAATTTCTCTCATCTGTTGCTGAATCGAAATCATTTTTTGAAGGCTCTTTTCTTGTTGTTAATGTTGTTGATGATTTTTTATTCATTTACTTCCCTTATAGTAATGTTACCAACTGGTCTATTACTGACTTTATGAAATATCCATCTCTTCCATTAAGAATATTCTTAACCAAGGCAATACTAGTTCCTATGGAGGCTCCTGCGGGAGTTTTTTTGTTGCTAACCTCTTGAGGATTAAATCTTAAAATTCTATTTTTAAGATTAATTCTTGCTTTATTTTGAGACTCAATGGACATTCTGCTTATAATTACACGAATTATTTTCGATATCTCTTCAGCAACATATTTGGGATCAGAATCCCTTATTTGGGCATCTTTAATCATAATTTTTCTCTTTTATTAATGTTGAAACAAATGATTGTTTCTTCGCATTTTCTTTGTCAGCACCATTAGATATCATACTAGATATATTTTTAGAATAATCATTTGTTAGCTTTTTTATTTTTAAAATTGCATTTGGAATATCCGAATTATATAATTTATAAATATATTCAATATATTTTTCCTCTTCCGATGCGGGGATTGAAACTGCTGCAAACTTAGTTATTAAAAAATCAACAAAATCTGCTTCTGATTCCAAGCCATCATTATCTAATTCGTCTGCGATAGATAAAAAGTCTTCTATAAGGCTAACATGCTCTGTTGTTATTGGTTGATCAGGGAGATCATGCGTATCAGGAAGTCCAACAAAAAGATATCCCGCCCTTCCTCCAGATTCTGTAGCAGAATCAGAACTACCAATAGAAGGAAGTTTATCAGATTTCTTAATAGGATCCTTTCTTGGAGGTAAATTTCTATAGGATATTTTTTTCATTTCTTAACTCTCCCGAAATCTTCACTATTCACTCTATCTGACAATGAGCTTCCTTTATATTTTGTAAGCTTAAAAGGCTTTCCACTTTTTGATTTTATGCTGCCATTCCCAGCAACAAGGTCTGATGGAGTAAAAGTAACCTTTTGTCCATCAGGCCCTGTTGTTTCATAAAGAGGAGTTGTCGTTGTAAAACTTGTTGCTTTCTTGTCCATAAAAAAGAATAAAATATTAGCAGTTTTATTCTTTTTTATGATTAGGGTCCGGGAGGCTCTCCTCCTCCACCAGAAGGAGGTGGAGGACCACCAGAAAGGCCAGGAAGTCCGGGAGGAGCACCGCCGCCACCACCTTCTTCTCCTTCGGCTGGAGCAACTTCTTCAGGAGGCTCAGGTATGGCCTTATCAGGATCTAGAGCTAACAACTCAGAAAGTCTCATCCCAGAAAGAATCGCCTTCTCCTTATTAATAATAGCTTCATTTATTGATTCCTCTCGAAGCCTTTTTTGTTCTTCCTCATAAGATAATCCAAGACTTCTACACAAAGTTTGTACAGAAATTTGTTTGTTACCAACATAAGTATTTATTGCATTTATATAATCTGATAAATCATACAAGTTCATATGATTAAAATCTATTGTTGGAACTTGTAGTCTTTTTTCTCCATCCTCATATTCAAAGAAGTCTTGCAGCTCACAAATTGGAGCAAATATTTTTCTCTCCAACCATTTTTTTAACATGTTTCTAAAAATATCATATCTTTGACGAAGAACTTCTAGTCCAACAGAAGAAGATGCATATGAGGCTCCTTCAGAATCGAACAAAGCTTTTGGTGCCATTAGACCATTATAAAGATTATTCATAATAAATTCTAAATCTGATTGCACTTCAAGAGTAGAACCGGAAAATCCAACACGAGAAATGTCAACACCATTATGCGTAACTATCTTGAAATCTTTGTCATATTGTGCTTCTTCAAGAACCTGCCTAAAAGCCTCAATATCTGCTTGCGTTGGCTTATACTCTTCTCCTCCTAATTTAACCAAAGTCAAAGGATTGATCATTCCATCTGCCTGCGCAAACTTTGCTTCGCGTATTTTGTCAAGAAGCATTAAGTCCTTATAAACAGATACAATAATTGATGTCCCTCTAATGTCGTATGGAGAGGAAAGTAATTTTAAATGTGAGATATTGAAATTATCAAGAGGAATGTTTTGACCTCTTCTAACGTAATCAACAATATGCGGAGGGAGTCTTGATTTCATAGCAAGATCTCCTGGATCAGTAGATCCAATTAATCTCTGTAATGTTGCATCAGGTCTAAGAGATACTATTGTCTGATCTCCAATCACAGATCTCTTTACATGAACATAATCTGGATTAAGAATCGTTATTCTTTTCCACGTTCCTGTACCTTGATCCAGTTCTGCATATGGGAAAGCTTCCCCAAGCTTCCAATATTCAAGTGCAACTCCATATACTATAGAATATAGATCTATTTTTTCTCCCCATTCAAGAAAGAATTGCTGAACTTTTTTATTTTTACATCCAATATTTATTTTTGATATTGGATAAGAGCTGTGCAAGTTTACAGAGTTTCTAACAATTGGGTTAGTATCGTAATATATACGATTCCAAGCATTCATTGTAACCCTGTCTCTTGGAAGATTTAAGTTTGCCAAAAGAAAGAGTGGAGAAAATACTTCTGGAGCCATACGATCTGAGTTTGTAGTTGTTCCAAGTGGTCCCATTGGAGATGCAATAGAGCCTTTCTTCTTAAACCCAGGACTATTTGCAATAACAGCCGAAGCTTTTTGTAAATCTTTAGACTCTTGTTGTTTTGTTATTGCGCTTGTAATTTCTGCTCTTCTAAGATCTGAAACCTGAGAGGCTGCAAACTTAGACGGTGCATTATTAGGCCGTTCTGTTCTTCTTGTCATTATTAAATCCTTCTTTTAACATTTGCGAGAACTGGTTTAGGTGCAGCTTTCACATTTTCATTTATACCTGGTTTTAAAGAAAAACCTTTTGTTATGTCAAATTTATATGCCATATAAGCATACATCAGGGCCATAAGTCCGTCATTAGGGCTTGGTCCTTTTATATAAGTTTTTACAGGCTGGCCCCCAATAGTCCTGATTGAAGATTCCATCGATGTACAATGGTCAATTAACCACTCTATATATTCGAAACTCTTCCATGGGAAACGAATCTTTCCTTTTCGAAATAAATCAAATATTTCTTCAATCATCATATCTTTATTGTAAGATACTATAAGTTCATCTTCTCTAAACTTTAATGGTTTAAGAAGATTACCGCTTCCCTGTGCTCCTAGAAACTTAGAACCATAATGACGCTGAAGATCATGAACTACATCTTGTCCGAAGAACCAGTCTGATAGACCTTGTTTGACTCCAAATCTTTTATACATTTCATGTATGGTTTCTTTTTTATAATCAAAGTCTTGTTTTCTTAGTTTGTGAGCATGTTCGATGTAAAGAGTTCCATCCATTTTTGCAGACAAAATAACAACACAAGAATATGACTGACCAACATTACTGTCACTATTATCATCCTTACCTCCCCAGTCTACGCCAAGATAGGAAGGCTTTTCTCTTGGATTTATTTGTCTGGCAAATGATCGCTCTGCATCACGACATTTTTCGTAAATTTCTGACCTTGTTATAGGTAGACCTGCACCAGAGAAGAATTCACCTACAACCTCATTTCGGAATATCCTTTCTGTCTGCAAAGGATTATTCTCTGGCATGAGATTTAAAATATTTTCTTTCGTAAAGTTTGGAATATAAAGTTGATTGACATGAAATCCAACAAGCTTGCACTCATCGGGATTTTTACTTGGAACCCATTTTCCAAGCTCAATTGCCTCTATTTTATTTTGCTGACAGGAACAAAGAGGACATTTTATTATATATCCAGAAACCCAAATATCCATCCATCTCTTATCATCTGGAAGATAAAACGGATATGTTCCCTTGCAATTCTTACAACCAAGATGAAAATACCTTTGATCGGACATATCCCACAAAGAAGAAAAATAACTGTTCTTTTCTTTTGGTGTTCCAAAAAATACCTGAATGCCTTGTCCTATAGGCCCATATTTTGCGGCAGTAAGAGTTTTTGACGCATTTCCAACTGCCGTTGCAAAAATATCTTGAATTTCGTCATAGAATATTCCATCAACGGTCATACCGCGAATTCTGTCTCCATCATCACCTAAGCTATCTACCCAAAGAGTTCCTGTTTTGAATTGCTTCATAGTTAGATTGTCAACAGAATTTTTATCTAACTTATTTTTTATGATAAATCCATTTTTTGAAGTGCGAATGAATCCTTCTAATTTATCCTGTGAAAACTTTTTTACTTGACCAAGAGAAGGAAAGGCATGAAGTATTCTTATGGGTGGTTTGGAAAAAAGACCGCTATTCGTAAAAAATAGGTCAATAGCAGCGGCCATCATGGTCGCACCAACCTGACGACCTTTTTTTATCACAACAGGCTTCCCTGTTTTTTGAGTTGCTTGAACACCAATATATCTGTATATATCTACCATAAACTTCCAACCATTACCTATGATTTTAAAATCACTTCCGTCTATGGTAAGATTATTCTCTATAAAATGTGCTGGATCAAAATCTAAAAAAGAATTTTTAATCTGATCAAAAATATCTTTTTCTGTTTGCTTTGGTTCTTTTGTTTCACTCATAAATCACATAATACTAAATTATCTCGAAGGAGGAAGTCCATGTCTAAAATAATCAGCAATATCCTCTTCAGATGTAGGGCGATTTGATCCCGGCTTCATATATATTACCTCGGCTGTGACTCCATCTTTATTACCTTTCTTTTTTTCGACAAAAGCCTTAATCTTCTCTGGGTTTAAATTTAGTGTCTCGAAACCAAGGTCTTTATTTTCAATACAGCGCGATCTAATTTCAGGCTCAAGAAGATGAGGTTCAGATGCAATCATATCTGAAATATATTTAAGAACATTTCTCAATGTGTCAAGAGTTTTTTTTTCAACTTTTGATTTTTTCTTGCAAGTGCATTTTCCATCCTTTTTACCACAAGTGCACTTTTTGCAAGTACATTCTCCATCCTTTTTCCCACAAGTGCATTTTTCAGAAGAAGTAATTACTTTTTTATCAGAATTATTAGATAATTTGTTTAAAGAATTAAAGCCTACTCTTGCCTTTATGTCCTGCATTTTATCTTCAATTGTTGCAAATTTTTCTCTGCTAGCAATTGATACAGAAGGAGGAGCTGGAGGTGCATTCTTTGCCACTTTATTGATGAAATCTTGGAGCCAATCCACAGTAGTATTGTATCTTTCAACTTCATTTGTTCTTTTTATTTCAGACATATTTTTTCCTTATGAGAAATAATTCTTTATGAATTCAATTCCATACGTCTTTCCAGAATCCTTTGACTTCTTAGAGGAAATAGTTCCTCTGTCTTTAAACATTGGATAGCCGCTATCCATAATTACTTGCAT